GTCGTGACGCCCGGCGTCACCGTGTCCGGGCCGATGATCCGCAGCGCGTACCCCAGCGAGTCCGGGTACGCCGGGAACTCCAGGTCGACCGCCGACTGCACGGGACCCTGGTACAGGCCCTGCAAGTTCGAGTCGTTGTTGCGGTACGTCAGATCCTGCAGCTGGTCGTACTGGATCTCGAAGTCCAGCTTCGTGCACGGCAGGTAGTACGTGGGGGCCAGCCAGGTGCCCTGGGTGACCTCCTTGGCCAGACCCACGTACGAAAGCCGCCCCAGAAGAGCACTCACTGCGGGTCACCTCCTTCGGTGTCCGCAGCGGCAGCCCGCCGACTCTTGGTAGTGGTCTTCGGCTCCGGGTCGACGGCGGTCCAGCCGTCGAGGAGCACCGGATGGTCGGTCGTCTCACCGGGAAGGACCTGGTGGACGGGCTCGGTCGTGAACGTCCACGGCGAGCCGGTGTCGTTGCGCTGCAGCACGGGGCGCTCCCAGACAGGCAGGCGGGCATGGAAAAGCCCCCAGGCGGGGGCAAGGTGTGGAGGGCGCTACGAAGGGGTCAGCCGGTGTAGTCGATGTCAGCTGCCTCGTACGTGATCGTCGCTTCGAGTGCCGCGGTCGCTGCGGCTTGCTCCGGGTCTGAGAACTCGACGTTGATCAGGCACGGGTCCTCGGCGACCTCAAGGAACCGGGCCCCGTGGGTCTTGTCGAGCGGGAGCGCGTTGATGGGGCCCGTGACGCGCTGCAGGACGAGGTCGACGGCGTCGTCGAGGGCCTGCTGCACGGGCTCCCAAGCACCTGTGCTCGATGACAGGGGCCAGATGATCCGCAGCTGGAATTCGTGGTGATCCTGCTTGCGGTTGAACCCGAAGCGCTCCACCCGGATCCGCGTCCTGCGCACGTAGAGCTGGTTCGTGCGTGTCAGCGGGGTGCGCGGCCAGTACGCCTGCACGACGTCGAACGGACCACCCAGCGTTGTGGGCAGGGCGGGGAGGCCGTCGGTGGGACTGTAGGCGGACAGCCAGGCGGTCTCGCGGGCCACGGCGTCAGCAGAAGGCATCGTTCACCTCCTGCGGTGGCGGATCCGGGTGCTGATCCGGCGGTGGATCGTGATCCGCTGCGGGCGCGGCCGGTGCATGTGCGCGAGCCGTGTACGCCGGCCCGTCGTGCGGCGGTGCCGGATGTAGTGCACCGGGCGATGCCGGCCGCGGTGGCGAATCCCGAAGTGCGTGCCGACGCGCCGATTGTGGCCGCGGCGGCGAGAGGCGGGACGCCGGTGGTGGTGCGCCAGGTGCCGGCCGGTGGACTTCCGCTTGTGCTTCAGGTGGTAGCCCTTGCGGCGGTGCACCGGGTGCTTCAGATGACGCTTGTGCTTCAGGTGGTAGTGCCGCCTCTTGTGTTTGAGGTGGTACCCCTTCTTGCGGTGGATCTTGTGCTTGAGATGGCGCTTGTGCTTGAGGTGGTAGTGGCGGCGGTGCTTGTGCGAGCCCTTGTGATGGTGGTGCTTGCCCTTCAACGCCCGCGAAATCTTCGCCTTCGTAGACGAGGACAGCTTGTGGCCCTTGTGATGCCGCCCCTTCAACGCCTTCGAGATCTTCTGGCGAGTCGACGCCGACAACTTCCTGCGATGCCGCGTCACGACGACGACCGCATGAACCTGTCCAGGGCATCCTCCGCATCCGCGCGAAGAGCCCCAGGGTCATGGCCGGGCTGCATCGGATCAAGCTCCGAGGCCACCACACTCGCCGCGAACAACTTGCAGGCCCGCACCAGCGACGCCGGGATGGTGCTGTAGCCGCCGGAGTACGTCACCACGATCGTCGTCCCGGGCGGCACGAACGTTCCCAACTGGAACCGGCAATGACCAGTGTCCGGCTCGTACTGGATCTGCGACACGTTCACGGTCTGCACGCCCGAGAACGAACGCAGCAACTGGATGCCGGAGATCGAACCCGTCCACAGGTCCGGGTAGCGGGCCGGGAACTCCCGCGTCCAGAAGTGCCGCGTCAGGAGCGTCGACCCGAGGGACTGCGCCCTGCTGAACCCCAGCTGCGCCGTGGGGTCAAGAGGCACGTAGGCGTCGAGGGCATCCTCGACGTCCAGGGCGTCGGCGCGCTGCGTCTCGACAAGACCTGTGAACGGGGCCAGCCGCCGGTCGACGTGGTCCTCGCACATCCGCGTCGCCTCGATCATGATGCTGTCGAGTTCCTGAGGGTCGTAGTCGCGGACCAGGTCGGCGAACTTCCCTGACAGCAGCTGGGCCGCCGTTGCGAGCGGCGTAACGGTGTCGGCCACAGCCTTCTGCCCTTCTACTCAGCGACGGGCTTCCGGGCGCGCGTCGCCCGCTTGGCCGCGGGGGGTTCGGGCGCCTCGGGCTCCGCAACGTCTGCCTGCTCGGTGTCCGGGGTGGGCTCTTCGGCCTTGTCCGGCCCCTGCCCGGCGTCCGGAGCGGCGACCTCGGCGAAACCTGCACCGGGAATGGCCAGGAGCTCCAGGGCCAGATCGTCGGGGACCTCTACGACCGCGCCGGGCTGATCCCAGGTCAGGCCGCCAGAGGCGGAGCCGGCCATGCTGCGGGTGAGCCACATGAGCGGCTCCTTCCTGTGAGGGAGCCCGGCGCCCACCAAGAGGCGAGCGCCGGGCGGCGGGGCTCTTAGTAGAGCGAGGTCACGCGCGAGAGCCGGCCGACGTACTTCGGGCCGCGCACCGCAGCGCAGGTGTCGGTCACGACAGCGAACGGCAGGACGTCCGGGCTGGTCGTGGTCGGCGACAGCGGGATGATCTGCATGTCGCGGGTGTACGGGCGGACGAAGAAGTTCTGGTCACGCGGGACCAGGTAGATCTCCTCCTGGAGGGACGCCCGCGGCTTCATGCCGGTGTTGGTGCCCACGTAGGCCGACGGCCCGGTGTTGCCCGAGCTGTTGGTCAGCAGGTTCGAGCCGGTGTCGATGATGCTGGTGACCGCCGCGCCGGTGGTGTCGAACGCGTCGACGACACCGAGGAACGTCTCGTTGCCGGTGGACGTGGACCGGAAGACCTTGTACAGGATCGGCGGCGCGTTGTCCGGGGTGTTGGCCGGCGTGGAGAACGACAGCGTGACCGTGCTGGTCGAGCCGGTGGTGGTCTGCGAGACCTCCACGGAGGGCAGCGTCTCGCCGTAGCGGGCGATGACGGCCGTCACCACGTAGGAGTAGGTGGCTGCGGCGAGGGTTCCGCCGGAGGTGGCGGTGGCGGTGGTCACCGCGCCCATCTGGACGGAGCGGGGCGACAGGAACGACGTCTTCACCAGCGGGACGTCACGGTAGGTCGGGACGGTCAGGCCAGCGGCGACCTCGGTCTCGCCCATGAAGCGCTGCTGGTTGGTGAGGGTGTCCGCGACGGTGGACACCATCTCCGGCGACATCAGGAACATGTAGTTCCCGCCGATCGGCATCGCCGCGTTCGCCTCGACGAGGCTCATCAGCTGGCCCAGGTTCTTCAGCTGGAACGCGCCGTTGATGTCCACGGCGTTGGTGTAGGCGTTGGAGCCGGTGCCCGGGCTGTAGTTGGACACCAGGTAGTCCATGCCGGAGCAGATCGGGTACTGGCCGTTCGCGGTGGCGGCGTCGTTGCCCCAGATGAAGGCGTTCTCGACGGACCACATCATCGACTGGACGGTGCCGTCGATCTCCAGCTGGCGCAGGTCACCGACGAGGTCGCGGGTGACGGTCTGCGCGAAGCCGGTTACGGCGCCGACGGCCTGGAACAGGCGGATGTTGAAGTTCGCCTGCTCGTAGCTGCTGTTGCCGATCGGGCGGGCGCCGCCGTCGACGACACCGCCGGAGTCCGGCCGGGACACGCGACGGTTGAAGTAGTACTGCGTGGAGCCCCACTGCTTGGCCGGGATGGCGGCCAGCAGCGGCGAGTACCGGCGCTGGTACTCAAGGAGCAGCGGGTCGATCTGCTTCTGGATCAGGGGGGAGACCGCGGTGGCTGCGGTCAGGGCTTCCTGGAGCTCGGTGGGCATCGAGGCCTCGGCTTTCTGGCATGCGAAAGCCCCGCCCGGGCTGGCCTGGCGGGGCTGAAGAAGAAGGGGGTGTTGCCCGCTGGGCGGGCGGCGCGCGGGCTAGAACGCGGCCGGGGCTCCGTGGTTGCCGAGGAGCAGCTCGACGCGCTTGTCCCACATCTCGGCGCCGGTCATCGGCTTCTCGGCGCCGGGGCCGGTGTCGGACTCGGTGGTGCGGAAGCCCTTGCGCTGGGGCAGCCCGTACTCGGCGAGGATCGTGGGCAGAAGCTCCGCCTTCAGGGCCTCCATCAGGTCCGCCTTCGTGATGCTCTCGGCGGCCGGGACGGGGGCGGTCTCGGCGGTGGTCTCCTGCGCGACCGGCTCGGCCGGGGCGGGAACGGTCTCGGTGGCGGGCGCGACCGCGGGGGCGGTCTCGCGGGCCGGGGCGACGGCGGCCAGGAGCAGCGTGAACTGCTCGTTGGTCAGCACGATGTTCGGGGCGACGGCAGGGGTGCTGGCCGTCTCGGCGGCCGGGGTGATGGGCTCGCTCACGGCGGGCACCTCCAGGGTGTCGGTGGGATCCCCCGCGCTTTCGGCGGGGGAAGACTGCGGGAGGGCGCTCAGGACGGCCGGGGTGATGACCTGGCCGGGCGGGACAAGGCCGCCGTCGGCGGCGGCAAG